TGATATTCGATGTCGTACCGACGAACGTCGCTCTATTCGTCCCCTGAAACTTAAGATGACCGTTCGCGGACATATCTATTATTTAGGGAGGTTTTTTTAAACGAAAAAGTCCGGAGGACTTTGTTTGATACGAGTGGCTCTACCACTCGGGATGTCTTTCTTGCAAAGTGGGTTGCACTTTGGAGGAAAAGGTCAACTGCTTAGGCAGTTGGAATAGACGGCCACACAACACCCGTGAGGTTTCCGTCCGCGTCTAAAGTTGGTCGGGCCGTACGAGGCAAGTCCCTTAGAGCTTGGCGGTAATCCTTCCAGTTCTGGATATCCAGTTCGAGCCAGTGTGGATAATCTGGGGTCATGTATTTATCACTCTGGTCGAGGAGAGTGTTCCGTTCCTCTCGGAACTTTTTGATCGCATCAGCGTTCGTTAGTTTGTAGAGTGTATATTCATACGCAATATCGAGAGGTCTTGGAAAGTTCTCGTCATCGAAAACAACACTCTCCCACGTGGTTCCATCGGAGGTATAGGGTTCACCCGGGGCTATACTTTCTAATATTTGGGCGAGCATATACTTTACCGCTACATTTTTATGACACGAATTCTATGTAAACGAAACCATGTTGACCTGTGTGTGTTCCAAATGAGGGGCTGCTCCCATTATTCCTCGACGAACCACCGAGCCCACCAGCGCCCCCATAAGCGTTAGTACCACCACCGGCGTACCCACCACCACCACCACCACCCGTCGAAGAGCCGCCACCACCACCGAACCCCCCGGGCCCATTACTGGAGGAGCTGGGGCCTCCCTGGGCTCGTTGGGAGTCCCCGGTGGTGCCTATATGATAACCGTTTCTCCCACTCCCGTCTCGGCCGGACTCGTAGACAAAACCAGAACCCCCACCCTGTCCCTGTAAGCCGGCTAATGTGCCGTTGATGGTGGTATTACCCTGTGATGTTCCACCATTCGAAATTGCATATTGCGCGTTCCCCGCCCACCGCGTGGCGTTCTTTCCACCACCACCACCACCGACAGCATACAAATATGTTCGATCTTCACTTAGAACCCATGATGCTCCACCACCACCACCACCGCGGTATGAGCCATTCGAACTGCCATACACAGTCGTATCCGCATCCCCACCGGCTTGTCCTACAACTATGGCAAATTTTGTTCCCCTTGTGATCGAAAAGTTTCCTTGGCTATATGCCCCAAGCCCAGCGCCGACGAACGTACCCGCTGAGATGTTGTAGGAATGCCCCCCTCTCGCTCCAGCTGCTTTAATTGTATACGTCCCAGATTTGGGGGCTGTCCATATTTGAAAACCCCTATCGGTGTTGCTGGTGCTGGCGGCGTTGAAATAAGCAGTGTTATCCGTCCATGCGGGGGAATACGCAGAAAGAAGGCTGCTGAGCATCGGTCCCTGCTGTCCCGTTTGCCCCGCATTCGTGAATGTAAATGAAGTAAAGGCGTAAAGTTCGGCACTCCCCACGATATTGATTGCTCTATCTGTGAACAACCCGCTGTTATTATCAGTCAATCGGAATGTTACACTCGTCGTACCCACCGCCGCAATTTGACCTGTTATAGCACCTGTACTCTCGGTAAGAGCAAGACCCCCAGGTAAGGCGTTACTCCCGGGTGCTACATAGAACGTCATATTCGTACCACCACCACCATCTGTACCTACGAGTGTTTGAGTTTGGGACGTACCAGTATCGAACCCCAGGTTCGCACCAGCCGCGGTAGTCCATTCGGCTGGAAACCCTATCGTGGCAGTACTGGCCCCGCTCAAACCCGATGTACTATTAATCCTAACTTTATAGGGTTGTTGGGCGAGAACCCATGATCCCGATCCACCAAAAAATTGTACATTGTTGAGTCCAATATCATAGTCCGTCGAACCCGTGTTCTTTGACTTTATTACCACTCTGAAATAAGAGAATGCTTCAGTTGACCCCGCGGATAGTGTTGTGACATTTGTGGACAGAGTCGTCCCCGTCCCAGCATGAAGTACCGTCCAATTTGTACCGTCGTTGCTCCCTAATATAACAAATTGTCCGTGTTGGAAGTTTGATTGAGCGCTACCTATTACAGCGCGAGATAGTATAACTGGGTTGGGTATTTGTAATTGTATCCAATGCCCACGATGCGTTGTTCCACTTATATCTTGAGTTGCTGCGGAGTCAAGTCCCGCTAAATAGGGTGCATTAGAATCATAGCCCACAGTGGCGTTACCATTTGCACTGTGCCAGTAACTACCCGTAGTCACAACATCATCAAAGGCCTTGTACGCGTTAGTCGAGTTCATTGAGGCACTCGCTGTGTACCCCGTGATCGAATCATTATTTGTCAACGCATTAGGTGGAAACTCAACCGCCTCACCCCCCATCTTGAAAGTTACCTGGGTCCCGGCAGCGTTCGGTGCGCTCGCATCGACAACACTATACAAACTTCCATCGACACCTTCCAATTGTACCGTCGATCCACTGACAATACCTGTACCCGTCACCGTGAATACCTGGGTTGATGTGTCAAAGACAAAGCCGGTGGTAGCGGTGTCGGTAATTTCGTAGATATAGGCAGAACCGGTGTTGGAAATACCACCCGGGTCTTCGTTCGGCGCCCCCGCGATAACCTTCGCCCCATCCCCACTCATGGCGACACTATAGCCGAAGTTGTCACTAGACGCACTGTCCGATGCTCCAATCTTTGCATGTTGGACCCAATTCGAACCATCGTAGGTGAAGATATAGGCAGAACCGGCGTTGGTGTCACCACCAAAGTCCTCACCGTTCGCCCCCGCGATAATCCTCGTCCCATCCGAGTTCATGGCGACCCTGTTGCCTAAGTAGTCACTAGACTCTGGATCCGATGCCACAATCTTCGCTTCTTGAGCCCACGACGAACCATCGTAGGCGTAGATATAGACAGAACCGGCGTTGGTAATACCACCCGGGTCTTCGTTCGGCGCCCCCACAATAACCCTCGTCCCGTCCGAGTTCATGGCGACAGCGCCCCCGAAGTGGTCACTATTCTCTGGATCCGATGCTACAATCTTTGTACCCGTATCCCAAGACGAAGACGAACTATCGTAGGTATATATATAGGCTGCACCGGCGTTGGTAGGGCGCGAACCAAAGTCTTCATACCGCGCACCCACAATAACCCTCGTCCCGGCCGAGTTCATGGCGACACTCCACCCGAACTCGTCAAGCGTTTCCCTGTCTGGTGCCACAATCTTTGTACCCGTATCCCAAGACGAAGACGAACTATCGTAGGTATATATGTAAGCAGAACCGGCGTCTACAAGATCACCCGCCTGCCCGACCTCATCAGCCGCATCCTCAGCGTACGCCCCCACGATAATCCTCGTCCCGTCCGAGTTCATGGCGACACTCCACCCGAAATAGTCCGACGTCTCCTTATCCGATGCCTGAATCTTCACACCCGTACCCCAAGACGAAGACGAACTATCGTAGGTATATATATAGGCTGCACCGGCGCGATTAAGACCACCAGAGTCTTCACGGTACGCTCCCACGATAACCTTCGTTCCATCACCACTCATGGCGACGCTAATCCCGAAATTGTCATACGAGTTCTGATCTGCCGCTGGCGCTACAATCTTTGTACCTGTATCCCAATTCGAACCATCGTAGTTATAGATATAGGCACACTCTCCGGCTGCCACCGACGAAGCATAACCGACCCCTACGATAACCCTCGTCCCGGCCGAGTTCATGGCGACACTGTACCCGAAATAGCGTTCGGCCGTCGCATCTGATGTGGGGGGGACAATCTTTGTCTCAGTGCCCGCCCCCACCGTTGACCCTCCACTAACAAGTGTGGTTAACGGCGAAATACCAGTAACCGTGGGTGGTTGGGCGATAGACCCCCACCCCGATGCCGTGTACGATTCCATGAACCCAGTTGTGGAGTTATAGCGGATCATTCCGTTTGCGACTGTCGCCGGTCTCTGACCCGTCGTACCACTCGGAACGGTCAGAGCACCTGTTCCAGAAGTTCCGACGACGCCGGCCACCTCAACATTCCCACTGGCGACTAAAGAAGTCGTAGGATTCGTAAACTCTAGGGTTAAAGGCGTTATATTCCCCGTAGCAGTCACGGCTTCGAGAGAGTGCTGCGCTTCCACGTTGACCGTTCCCATGATGAGCGTTCCACCGAGTTCGAGGTTTGTGC